GGGTCTAGGTTGTACATCGTGGCATAAGCATCGCGGATATGATTAAAGGCTTTTCCGTGCCTACCATAATCTTTATAGCCTGATACATAGAGTGCCATATGGGTCATTTCGTGTAACAAGGTTGACTGAATCACATCAAACAAAACACAGCAACCAGATGATATTTCAATAGACATAGGCTCTGCCAAGAAGTAACCGTGTACGGCAGGGTTCTTAATAATGATGAATTTAACTTTTGACGCGGCAGGTAATGGGTATTCGTTAAAAGGTGGTATCTGCTTAAAAGCAGTATATAGACTAGCTAGATATTCAGGGACAAGAATGGGAGCAGGTTTCATAAAAGCATAATACACTAAAAGTATTGAACATATATTACAATTTAATATATAATGCAAAAACCCCAATCAATCTGGACATGAGATTTGATGCAACCTTATATAGAACCTGACCTAGGTATTGAATTACCAGAAAAAGATGTACCTCTAGCCGACTTCAAAGAGAAGGCGGACGCCGCTTGCGCGACAGCTGAGTTCTTAGGAATACACGCTGAACCGTCAGAAAAAGATATGGAGAAGGCGGAAGAAGCCGTACTTGGTTTAGCCGAAAATCCAGAGAAGGGAAACCGAAAAGCCCTTGCTCAATCCAAACATTTCTCAGCACCTACTTATATACAGACTAAACACATATTAGATTCTTACGCGTTGAAGGTTGTCGAGAACGCAACACAGATACGATTACTCGTGACCAATAAGCTTATTATGGAATCAGAAAACGAAGACGCTAAGATTAGGCTTCGTGCACTCGAGCTACTAGGTAAGATTACAGACGTAGGGCTCTTTACAGAAAAATCAGAAGTTACAGTCAATAACCGTTCATCACAAGAATTAGTTAATACCCTCAAAGATAAAATTAGAAAGCTCATGTATCCACAAGATAATATTCAGGACGCAGAGGCAGTAGAAATTAACGGAGAAACTATAGACGTAGATAAAGAGTTAGGCATTGCCGAAACTAACGAACCGCAAGAAACATATGACGATGACCCAGACAAACCAGCTTGAGGAGTTAACTGATGCTGAGTTAAATTTTCTCCTCACTAACTTGGACCAGTTTGATTTAACTGACCAGGAGGAGATAGAGCTAGTATTAGCTGAGTTAGAGAGAAGGCAAAGCGCTCAAGCTTGTCGTGATGACTTGATTGAGTTTTGTAAAAAGATGCAGTCAGATTATAAAGTAGGTAAGCACCATAGGAAGTTAGCAGACCTGCTTATGAATATTGCCTCAGGAGATGAGACGAGAGTTTGTGTGAACATGCCACCGAGGCATGGTAAATCACAACTTGTTTCTATATATTTCCCAGCATGGTTCTTGGGAAAGTTTCCTGATAAAAAAGTTTTGATGGTATCTCATACAACCGACTTAGCAGTTGACTTTGGTAGAAAGGTAAGAAACTTAATTGATACACCTCAGTACAAACAAATTTTTCCAACGGTCACGTTGGCAGCAGATAATAAGTCTGCTGGTAGATGGAATACGAATGTTGGTGGTGAGTACTTTGCTTGTGGTGTTGGTTCTGCTCTTGCTGGTCGTGGCGCTGATTTACTCCTTGTTGACGACCCTCACAACGAGCAGGATATTATCGGTGGGAACTTCGAGATATTCGAGAAGGCGTATGAATGGTTTACGTATGGTGCGAGAACCCGTCTCATGCCGAAAGGCCGAGTCGCGATTGTACAAACTAGATGGCACCAAGATGACTTAACCGGACGTGTTGTCCGTGACATGCTCAATAATGAAGAGGCTGACCAATATGAAGTGGTTGAGTTCCCTGCAATATTTAATGAGAATAGTCCAGAAGAAAAAGCACTCTGGCCAGAACAATATAGCTTGCAAGCATTGCGACAAACTAAAGCGTCAATGCCCGTCTTCCAGTGGAACGCACAGTATCAACAAAATCCTACGGCAGAAGAAGCAAGTGTAATTAAAAGAGAATGGTGGAATATATGGAAGAATGAATATCCACCACAATGTGAATATATTATTATGAGTCTGGACGCTGCAGCCGAAACTAACAATCGAGCTGACTTTACTGCCCTAACTACATGGGGAGTATTTATGAATGATGAAAAAGAAGCGTATAATATAATACTATTAAATAGTATTAAGAAACGGTTAGAATTTCCAGACCTAAAAGATTTAGCATTAAACGAATGGAAAGAATGGCAACCGGATAGTTTTATTGTAGAAAAGAAGTCAGCAGGTACAGCTTTATACCAAGAATTACGAAGAATGGGTATGCCGGTGCAAGAATATACCCCACATCGTGGAAGTGGTGATAAACTAGCAAGATTAAATAGTGTAGCCGATATAGTGAAGTCAGGATTATGTTGGATACCAGAAGCAAGGTGGGGCGAAGAAGTTATAGAAGAAATTGCAGGATTCCCATTTATGAGTCATGATGACTTGGTTGACTCAACCACAATGGCACTCATGCGATTCAGACAAGGTGGGTTTATTAGGTTACCTACAGATGAACCTGATGAATTAAAATTGTTTAAGTCAAGAAGAACTAAAGGTTATTATTAGTATGGCAGATAAAATAAAAGACTATATACATGCATATCGTGCGGACCCTATAAGACAATTTGGGGGTAAAGACTATATGGAAACAGTGCCTAAAGCATTAGATAAATACACAATAAATCAATATGTAAAAGGCATGAGAGAGGGTAAACCATACGGAGTTCCACAATTAACAGCGCAACAATTAGCAAATATGGCTTTACATGAAGGTCGTGAAGACTTTGGTTTTAATATGATGGATAGTGAAAATAAAAAGGCCGTGGAAATATTTAATGCTCTTGATAAAAAAGGGCTTGGAGATGAAGCAGCTTTTGCTGCGGCAATATATCATAATAGTGAAACAGCTAAAAGATTAAATAAGCCTTTTGAAGAAATATGGAATGGTACAGGTGTAGCAAAAGTAGTATCTCCAAATGGGAAAGTAACATACAAATCTGGTGCAGATTATGCTAAAGAAGCTAAGCAAATGAATTATGCATCATCACATCCTAAAAATGCTGAATTAGTAGATTACATAAATAGGTCTATAAACGATAAATTAACACCCGAAGAAAAAGTAGTAAATAGAATTAAAGAAATGGAAATGAATAATCAGATTACTAATAATATGAATCCAGGGGAATGGCATAAATATTTATTAAATAATGCGTCTCCAGAAGCTAAAAAATTATTATTAAATACAAATACGCAAATGCTTACAGATATTGTACATAACCAAGTGCGAGATATGTATGGATTAAATAAAGCAAATTTATTAAAGTCTAGTACCTTTTTTAAAGAAGGACCATATAACGATGCAACTAATGCAAGTCTTGTTACAGAGTTTCCTGAAATAAAATCTTTAATAGATAAAGCAGTTAATAACACAGCAACTACATTAACAAAAGAAATACCTCAATATAAAGCAGGTGGAAAAGTAAAATTACCCGATGGTTACAAACAAGGCGGCAGTTCAAGTTTAATTTAAGGACAAACTATGGCAACTAATATAGATAAAGGTTTATACGCAGCTCCTCAAGGAATTGATGATGCAGCTCAACAAGAAGCACCAATCGAAATCCAAATTGAAGACCCTGAGTCTGTCAAGATTGGAATGGATGGACTAGAAGTTATTTTAGAACCATCAGAAGAACGTGGTGAAGACGAATTTAACGAAAACCTTGCAGAACTTTTATCTGATGGTGAGTTAGCAGAGCTATCTGGTGATTTAGTTGGTGATTTTGATTCTGATGTTTCATCAAGAAAAGACTGGATACAAACTTATGTTGACGGTTTAGAGTTATTAGGTTTAAAAATTGAAGAAAGAGCTGAGCCTTGGGAAGGCGCATGTGGTGTTTATCATCCATTATTAGCTGAAGCTTTAGTTAAATTCCAATCTGAAACAATGATGTCTATATTCCCTGCAAAAGGACCTGTAAAAACTATCATTGTTGGTAAAGAAACTCCTGAAAAGAAAGAATCTGCTGAGCGTGTTGAAGATGATATGAACTATCAGCTCACAGAAGAGATGCCTGAGTACCGTCCTGAGACAGAAAGAATGCTTTGGGGTCTAGGTTTAGCAGGTAATGCGTTCAAAAAAGTCTATTATGACCCACAATTACAGCGTCAAGTGTCAATGTATGTACCAGCAGAGGACATTGTAGTCCCGTATGGCGCATCAGACTTAGCTTCTAGCCCTCGAGTTACCCATGTAATGCGTAAAACAGAGAACGAATTACGTGTTTTACAGGTAAATGGCTTCTATAGAGACGTAGATTTAGGTGACCCAGTCGCAGCTTTAGACGAAGTTGAGAAGAAAATTGCAGAAAAACTAGGATTTAGAGCTTCCGCAGACGATAGATTCAAGATTTTAGAGATGCATGTTGATTTAGACCTACCAGGTTTTGAAGATACTGATGATAAGGGTCAACCAACAGGTATTGCACTACCATATGTAGTTACTATTGAGAAAGGTACGGGTACAATCCTTGCAATTAGAAGAAATTGGCAGCCAGATGATAAAACTCATCAAAAACGTCAGCACTTTGTGCATTATGGTTACATCCCGGGCTTTGGTTTTTACTGTTTTGGTCTCATACATCTTATTGGCGCTTACGCTAAGTCTGGTACAAGCATCATACGTCAACTCGTGGATGCTGGAACGTTGTCCAACTTGCCTGGAGGCTTTAAAACACGGGGCTTAAGAGTTAAAGGTGATGATACACCGATTGCTCCTGGTGAATGGCGTGACGTAGATGTACCAAGTGGTGCAATGCGTGACAATATTATGCCACTTCCATACAAAGAACCTAGCCAAGTACTAGCACTTCTTATGGATAAGATTATTGAAGAAGGTAGACGCTTTGCAAATACGGCCGATTTGAACCTTTCAGATATGTCTGCACAAGCTCCAGTAGGTACAACGCTTGCAATTCTAGAACGTACACTTAAAGTGATGTCAGCAGTACAAGCTCGTATTCATTACAGCTTAAAACAAGAATTAAAACTTCTTAAAAAGATTATTGCCGATTACACTCCAGAAGATTACAACTATGACCCTGTAGAAGGTGACCGTCGTGCTAAGAAGTCAGACTACGATAACGTTGACGTTATCCCAGTATCTGACCCGAATGCATCAACTATGGCACAAAAAATTGTACAGTACCAAGCTGTACTACAGTTAGCACAATCTGCACCACAGATGTATAACATGCCATTATTACATCGTCAGATGTTGGATGTGTTAGGTGTTAAGAACGCACAAAAATTAATTCCTATGCCAGAAGATATGAAGCCACAAGACCCTGTGACAGAAAATCAAAATATCTTAATGATGAAACCGGTAAAAGCATTTGCATACCAAGACCATCAAGCACATATCACAGTGCATATGGCAGCTATGCAAGACCCTAAAATTTTAGCTCTATTACAAAATAATCCGATGGCACAACAGTTACAAGCTGCAATGATGTCTCATATTAATGAGCATTTAGGATTCCAATATAGAGTTGAAATTGAAAATCAACTTGGATTTAATTTACCACCACAAGTGGATGAGTCTGGTGAGGATACACATATTGACCCAGAAACAGAAGCAAGATTAGCTCCTATGTTATCAATGGCTGCGCAACGCTTACTTATGCAAAGTCAACAGCAAGCTCAACAAGCGCAAGCTCAACAGCAAGCACAAGACCCAATCATTCAAATGCAAATGCAAGAGCTTCAACTTAAAGCTGCAGAGCAACAACGTAAAGCAGCAAAAGATAAAGCTGATATTGAATTAAAGAATAAAGAAATTCAAATTGATGCTATGAAAGCTGCAGCCGAAATTGGTGATAGACAAAAGAATGAAAAAGCAAATCGTAATTTAGATGCATTAAAAACAGTAGCTCAAATGAAACATGATAAAGAGTTAACTAAAAAAGAACATGCTTTAGAAATATTAAAACATGAAGATTTACTTCAACACCAAAAGGAACAAAAACCTAAACAAGGAGAATAATAAATAATGGATACCCTCGATTACCTTCTAAAGGAAATCACTGAACGCATGACAATGCTAAGTGATGCTGCCTCCCGTGGACAATGCGCATCTTTTGAAGAATATAAATACACATGTGGTCAGTTACGCGGTCTTGAAGCTGCATGTGCCATTATCAAAGACCTAAAAACTAGATTGGAGAACTCGGACGATGAGTAATAATCTTGAACAGGCTCTCGACCTTTCAAAAATGGTAGCTTCTGCCAAAAAAGAAGCTCAGGAAGAAGCCGAAATACGAGCAATCGTAGGCGATGTTTCTGAAATCGAGAAAGCAAAGCAAGTACCTAAACCGACCGGTTATCGCATATTATGTGCAATCCCAGAAGTAGATAAAGAATTTGAAAGCGGTATTATTAAAGCAGACGAAACTCGTCAACGCGAAGAAACGCTTACAACGGTACTCTTTGTAGTAGAGTTAGGACCAGATTGTTATCTAGATAAAAATAGATTCCCAAATGGACCTTGGTGTAAAAAAGGAGACTTTGTTCTTATACGACCGAATGCAGGCACACGCTTAATCATTCACGGACGAGAATTTAGAATCATCAATGACGATTCTGTTGAGGGAGTAGTAGAAGACCCTCGTGGAATTAAACGTAAATATTTATAGGAGGCGGACATGGCCGAAATGCAAAAAGACGAGTTTCAATTTCCAGACGAAGTTGAAACCAAAAAACCCGAAGCAAAAATAGAGATTCATGAAGAAAGTAGTAATGAACTCCAAATAGAAATTGAAGACGATACACCTCCAGAGGACCGTAATCGCACCCCTTCAGACCCAGAGAAAGTCAAAGAACTTGAAGTAGAAGTTGATGACTTAGACAAATACAGTAAAGATGCCAAAGACAAACTTATTCGCATGAAGCGAGTATGGAATGACGAACGCAGACGTGCTGAATCAGCAGAACGTGAACGTCAAGCAGCATTAGAAGCTGCACAACGTCTTTTAGAAGAGAATAAGCGTATCAAAGGTATGCTTAGTCAAGGCGAAGAAGAATATAAAGAGGCAGTAAAGGGCGCAGCCGAATCTAAAGTCAAAGAAGCTAAGCGTGCTTATAAAGAAGCATATGAAGCAGGCGATGGCGAGAAGATGGCAGAAGCGCAAGAGCAAATGACTAATGCTCAAATGGAATTAGATAAAGCTAAGAAATTTAAGCTTCCCCCTTTACAACAAGCCGAAAGTAGTGTACAAAGTGAATATGCAACATCACAAGTACCTCGCCCAGATGATAGGGTGATGCGTTGGCAAGCAGACAACGAATGGTTCGGACAGAACAAAGCGATGACTGCATATGCACTTGGGCTCCATGAAGAGCTCCGAGATAACGGTG